AACATGAAGGCTGGACGCCAAAAAGCAAAGAAGAAATAGAACATTACATTGCTAAATGTAAAGAACACGAAGAGCGTAGGGCAAGTACCGACGAGAGGAATAAATATTGGTATGAATATACAAGATCTAAAGAAATTAGCAGGGATAACTGAGTTCAAAGGATATAAAGAATACACCATTGAAAACTTCAGTGATGCTGCTAATTCAAATCGTAAAAAAGAAAGAGAACAGAATATTCAACCTGGTACAGATGAATGGTTTAAATTATGGTTTAGTTTACCCGGGATGACAGGTACCAAAGGATTTAGGGGACGTAAAAAATGAAAAAGTTTTTTAAACGTTTATGGAGAGGATGGTTTCCACACTACTATCTTTATGTAACTCATAGAGGTATAGAACACAGTGTCTACGTAACCAATTTTAAAAAACTGTCACCTAAAAAAATAAGCGGCCATAACAAAGACGGTGAATACTTTGAATTTATAAGTATAGAACCTATGGAATATTTGATAGAAGAGTATAGAGACGATTTGTATGAAGATAATTGATTTATTTGAAGGTAAAAATCTTGGATTAACAATCTTTGATATTGACGACACCCTGTTTAGAACCACTGCACAAATCAAAGTTGTCAAGGATGGCAAGATTATTAAAAGCCTAAACAATCAAGAATTCAACACGTATAAACTGCAACCGGGTGAAAGTTTTGATTTTGGCGAATTCCAAAACGCAGAAAAGTTCAACAGAGAAAGTATTCCAATTGAACCGATGATTGCCAAACTCAAAGCAATAATAAACAATGCAGGTGATAGCAAAGTTATAATGCTAACTGCAAGATCAGACTTTGATAACAAAGAATTATTTTTAGATACATTTAGAAAATATGGCATTGACATGGATCGAGTTCATGTTCATCGTGCAGGCAATCTTGGAGGATCGCCGTCACAAAACAAAGCTGTATGGATTAGAAAATATTTAAATACAGGCGATTACGCTAGAGTGCGTCTTTATGATGATGCTATGAGCAATATCAAAATGTTCATTAATTTACAGCAAGAATACCCAAATATAAAGTTTTTTCCATATTTTGTAACTCATGAAGGCGGTATCAAAACCATAAGAGAAGATGGCCGTATTGTAAAAGGCGTTAACACCACAGTTGACATCGGTCCAGACGAAATCAAAAAGCAAAGTGCTAAGTTTGGTAATCGTGTAGACAAGGATGGATTTCCTCCTTTTTTAAGAACTGACGGCAAAATTAAAGAAGAAAAATATACAGCAGCAGAATGGGCAATCATATCTGGTGGACACACTCTCAAAGAAAAAGAGATTAAAACCAAGCCGTTTGATTTTGATAAATATTAACATGTTATTGAGAGAATTAAAACAGACTAAATTTTTTATCTTTGATGCTAACGTGCAAATACGTCATCGAACTTACTCTCAATGGATACCTGTACAAATCAGTGCAAGAAGCAGTCAAGAAGCAAAACAAATGCTGCAAGCTCAGTACGGCAATGATGCTAAAATATCTGGGTTGAGGAAAAACAAATGAAAGTTTATGAAGTTACAAAAAAACCAGTTCCTGCAGAACGAAACCCTGTTGCAGCATTTGCACAACGCTCGGGTGCAGGCATACACAAAGATCAAAACAAAAAAAATAAACCATTACGTAAAGTAAAACATAAGAAAAAAGATTTTACCACAGAGGCGGCGTTTTTAGCACCGCTCATCCCAGCCGCCGTCGGGCTGATTGGCACAGTATTGAGATTTGGGGTGCCTGCATTAAAATGGATTTTAAAATGGATAATCCGCAATCCAGGTAAGACAGGCGGCATCTGGACTATTTTTGAATTTGGTCCTGATATATACGAATTTTATCAAAACTATGAATATATAATTAAACCTTTGGCAAAGTATGGAATTCCTGCATTGGCAATTGCTTATATTTTAAAAAATGGTGTAGAAATTTGGAATATGTTAAAAGGTAAAGATCCTGAAACAATTTCTGTAGACGAGTTAAAAAAACTTTTAAGAGAACCTGTTGCAGAAGCATATAAACAAAAAGCCGGTGATTATGCACGTCACGGAGGTGCAATGCCTAAAAAGAAAAAGCGTGGACCGCATCCACTAGGCGGAAAGTTGGTAGGATAAAACAATGAAAATGAACGAAATAGTAAACGAAAGCATGACTGCTGGTAGTGTTGCAACTGTGTCACAGCCGTTAGGTGGCATGATTAAAAGAAATCCTACAAGTAAAAAGAAAAAACCTGCTGCCAAGAAAAACGATAAATAATAAAAAGAACTCCGGAGTTATAAAATGACAAACAAAAAAGTAAACGAAGGTTTAGGAGATATGGCACACATGGCAGAACGAGACCATGAAGTGCAAATGGCCCGTGCTGAACTGTATAAAATTGCAAAGTATGCTATCAAACTTCACGAGATGCTAAAAGGTGTTTCAGAGGCAGAAGGTATTGAAGGATGGATGCAAAGTAAGATTACTAAAGCAGCAGACTATGTTGGTAGCGTTTATCACACACTAGAGTATGATATGCTCAGTGCTAATCAAACTCCGCAGTTAGCCGGAATGAGCGAAGATGCCAAAGACGACTATAAAAACACTTTAGCAGAACGTATGAATCAAAAAAAAACTAAACTAGGCGAACTAAGCCCAGATACACTTAGCAAGTATCACGGAAAGGCATACGACGACGAAGCCGACCGTAGAGGTTCGGGCAATGCTAGTGACGAGAACAAGCGTAAGATTGCCAATCGTAAAAAAGGCAGATCATTAGCAGCTAGAAAACACAATAAAGCAATGGGATGGGAAAGACCTACCGGTGCTAAAAAAGACTCCGGCGATGCTTCTAAGAGTGCAGCGGCACTGGCTAAACTGATGGCAAAAAAAGATCGTCAGGGTGCAAAGGCTGAAGAAAGTCTAGACGAAAAAGCAAAGAGCAAAGCACAACAACGCTTCATGGGTATGGTACATGCTACACAAAAAGGCGAACCTGCACCAAGCAAAGAAGTTGCTAAAGTTGCCAAAGAAATGCCTAAAAAAGCAGCAAAAGATTACGCAGCAACCAAGCACAAAGGCAAACCTGAACACGTTAAGAAATGATTACTGCCGAGGATATAGTCTGGAAAACAATTGACCCAGACGATATCTGGGTAATGGATAAACTCATACTTAGTCGTAAAATGTATTATAATAGTGGCCCGGTCGGATTAGATGTTCCGCATCCGGGCTATTATATTGTCCGGCCTTGTGTTAACATGATAGGTCTTGGCTTAGGAGCACAAAAGCTGTGGCTTGAATGCGATACAACACACTTGCCTGTTGGGCATTTCTGGTGTGAATGGTTTGAAGGTAGGCATCTCAGCATAGATTATCATTGGGGCAAACAAACACTAGCAGTAGAAGGACACAAACCAGACACAACGTTTACAAAATGGAAACACTGGGTTAAGGTATCCGATAGAATAAGATTACCCGAGTGTGTTAGAGATTTTGGAAAAAAGTATGAATGGATAAATTGTGAGTATATAGGTGGGCGACTTATAGAAGTACACTTTAGACACAACGAAGACTTTGAAGGAAATATTACACATTTTATTCCTGTATGGGCCGGCGAAGACACTACACCTCCTGAAGGTTACAGCTATCGCAAATATCCTGATTTACATGATCGCATTGGTGCATTTGTAAAATAAAGCATTGACATGTAAGGTCTTTTCTATTATATTATTAAAAAAGGAGTAACCTATGAGCGACAGAGTCTATGGACCTGAAGAAAAATCTAAACTTGAACGTCTAGTCAAAGAAGGCGTTACTGTATTGCAAGAAATCGAAGATCTGCAAGGTGGTTTGAAAGAAACTGTTAAAGCAGTTGCAGAAGAACTTAACGTAAAGCCCAGTCTTATTAATAAGGCAATTAAGATTGCTAAAAATCGTGACTGGCATAGTGTTGCTGATGCTCACGAAGATCTTGAAACAATTATTGCCACCCTTGGCTATGATCAAGATGCATAAAGACATTTTAGGTAATGTTATCAACGAAGGGGATGGCGTTGTCTATCCCCACCATAACAGTTTGAAAATTGGCACTGTTCAAAAGAATAATCCAAAAATGGTTATGGTAAGACCAATTGGTAAAACATACACTGATCGAAAATACCCACAAGAATTATTGGTCGTAGATGATCCTAAAATTTCAATGTATATTCTTAAACATAGTAAATAAACTTAGAATCGCTCACTTACGAGCATGTAGAAGGTATGCGGGCCAAAAGCCGCGAGGAGAAACGAATGCCATATGTTGACGGTTATTTTGACCGAGATGCCGACGTTATTAGAGTAGTCGAAAGACGTGACGGTAAGAGACATTACCAAGACTATCAAGCAAAATACACATTTTACTACGAAGACCCAAAAGGCAAATATAAAAGTATCTTTGGCGATTCATTGATAAGAGTTGTGTGTAAAAACACCAAAGATTTCCGCAAAGAGCTTGCCATTAACAAGGGCAGAAAACTTTTTGAATCTGATATTAACCCTATCTTTCAGTGTCTAAGTGAGCACTATTTAAATCAAGATGCTCCTAAGCTTAATGTTGCATTTTTCGACATCGAGACCGACTTTGACCCAGAGCGTGGCTTTGCGGATCCTAGTGATCCATTTATGCCAATCACTGCTATTACTGTGCATTTGCAATGGTTAGATATGTTGATTACTGTTGCTATGCCGCCCAAGGGCCTTCCTCTAGAAGAAGCACAAAAGATGTGCGAAGCTCGCTGGGGGAACACTTGCATGTTGTTTCCTAACAATGCAAGAGGCGAAGGAGAAATGTTACAAGCTTTTCTTGAGTTAATCGAGGATGCAGATATTATCAGTGGCTGGAACAGCGAAGGATACGATATTCCCTACACTGTAAATCGTGTAAGTCGTGTACTAAGCAAAGACGATACAAGACGTTTTTGTTTGTGGAGTCAATTGCCAAAAAAACGTGAGTTTGAAAAATATGGTAAGACTGCCGAAACGTTCGATACAATAGGGCGTGTGCATATGGACTATCTCGAACTTTATCGCAAATACACATATGAAGAACGTCATAGCTACAGACTAGATGCCATTGGCGAAATGGAAGTTGGTGAGAACAAAACTGTTTACGAAGGCACACTGGATCAACTTTATAACAATGACTTTGAACGTTTTATCGAATACAACAGACAGGACGTTGCACTGTTAGACAAGCTGGATAAGAAACTGCGGTTTATCGATCTTGCTAATGAGATTGCTCATGATAACACTGTGTTGCTGCAAACTACTATGGGTGCGGTTGCTGTTACAGAACAAGCTATTATTAACGAATCGCACAACAAGGGCTTACAGGTTCCTAACAGACGTGATCACGAAGGTAATACTGCGGCGGCAGGTGCGTATGTTGCATATCCCAAAAAAGGCGTGCATCAGTGGATCGGATCCATGGACTTGAACAGTCTGTATCCAAGTGTGATTCGTGCAATGAATATGGCTCCAGAAACTATTGTAGGACAATTGCGTCCAGTTATGACAGATGAGATGTTGCACAATGCACAAACGTTAGAAAAGAAAAGTTTTGCGGCAGCATGGGAAGGCCATTTTGGTACACTAGAGTACGTGGCTGTAATGGATCAGCGTAGAGATGTTAGTATTACACTGGATCTCGAAGATGGCAGCAGTCATGTAATGAGTGGTGCTGAAATTTATAAACTGATTTTTGACAGCAATCAACCATGGATGCTCAGTGCTAATGGTACTGTTTTCACATATGAAAAAGAAGGCGTTGTTCCAGGCTTGCTCAAGCGTTGGTATGCTGAACGCAAAGAACTGCAAGCTAAAAAGAAAAAAGCCATTGAGGCAGGAAACAGTTTAGAAATAGCATTTTGGGATAAACGTCAGCTGGTTAAGAAAATTAACTTGAACAGTTTGTATGGTGCTATTCTAAACCCGGGTTGCAGATTCTTTGATAAACGCATTGGACAAAGTACAACACTAACCGGTAGACAAATTGCCAAACACATGGCAAGTAAGGTTAACGAGATTATTACAGGTGAATATGATTACATTGGCAAAAGTATTATCTATGGTGATACTGACTCTGTTTATTTTAGTGCATATCCTATACTGAAAGAAGACATTGACGCAGGGCAAATTCCTTGGACCAAAGACAATGTAATTACATTGTATGATCAAATTTGCGATCAAGCAAATTTAAGTTTCAGCGATTTTATGGGCAAGGCTTTTCATTGTCCTAAAAATAGAGCAGAAGTTATTGCTGCTGGTAGAGAAGTTATTGCAGACACCGGCTTGTTTATTACAAAGAAACGTTATGCAGTTAGAGTGTATGACTTAGAAGGCGATAGACAAGATGTAAATGGTAAAAAAGGCAAGGTTAAAGCAATGGGTCTGGACTTGAAACGCAGTGATACTCCGGTGTTTATGCAAAACTATCTTAAAACACTGTTGGACATGGTGTTGGATCTAGCAGACGAAAAGCAATTACTCGACAGTATCAGTGACTTTAGACGTCAGTTTAAAGAACGTCCAGGGTATGAAAAAGGTTCACCCAAACGTGCAAACAAAATTGGACACTATCAACGACTTGAAGAAAAGCAAGGCAAAGCCAATATGCCCGGACATGTTCGTGCAAGCATCAACTGGAATACACTCAAACGTATGAACGGTGACAGATATAGCCAAGAGATTGTAGACGGTATGAAAGTTATTGTTTGCAAATTGAAAGCCAATCCTTTGCAATATACAAGTGTTGCATATCCTACAGACGAACTGCGTTTGCCTGAATGGTTCAAAGAACTTCCGTTTGACACAGATGGTATGGAAGAGGTTATTATCGATAACAAACTGGATAACTTGATTGGTGTGCTAGATTATGACTTAGAAAGCACAAAACAAAATACAACTTTTAATAGTTTATTCGAATGGGATTAATTAAATGCGTATATTATTAATATTGACTTTGTTGTCCGGATGTGCTAACGTACAAGACAATACAACCATAGGCGATAAAGCAGTGATAGGTAGCTTTTTTGCTGTGATGTTTATAGGTGCAAAGGGTATGGGTCTATGAGAGTAGGTATTACATTTAGTGCATTTGATTTGTTACACGCCGGACACATAGGTATGTTACGTGAAGCTAAAGCAAACTGTGATTATTTAATTGTAGGCTTGCAAACAGATCCTACAATAGATCGCCCTACAGAAAAAAACAAACCAGTACAAACATTGGTAGAGCGTTATGCACAACTTAACGCATTGAAGTTTGTTGACGAGATTGTTCCGTATCAAACCGAAGAAGATGTAATTGATATACTTGAATTGTTTCAAATTGACGTAAGATTTTTAGGCGAAGAATATCGCGAAAAAGAATTTACAGGCAAAGACGTTTGTAGGAAACGTGGTATCGAATTGCACTTCAACAAGCGTGACCATAGATTTAGTACCAGTGGATTGCGTAAACGAGTTGTAGCGGCAGAGATATCAAAATGACTGACCTGTCTGAGCAAATTCAATGGTTGCAAGAACAGATATGGGAGTTGCAACGTAGTATGGAACAACTCCAAATGGAGAATCAATTATTAACCAACGATCTAAATACTATTAAGATGGAAGGTTGTTATAGGTTTATAGAGGATAAACATCATAAACATGAATAAATTTATATTTGATGTGGACGGAACACTAACTCCGAGTAGACAAAGTATAGATCCAAACTTTGCCGAGTTTTTCTTGCATTTTTGCATTGACAATGAAGTGTATCTTGTTACTGGCAGTGACTACAATAAAACTGTTGAACAACTGGGTAAAGAAATTACCGAAAGCGTAAATGCAGTTTATAACTGTAGCGGTAATGATGTTTGGAAACACGGAGAAAACATTCGTCGCAAGGACTGGAAATTGCCAGAAGAATGTAAAACACTACTACAAAGTTGGTTACAAGTAAGTGCTTTTCCACTGCGTACAGGCAATCATTTTGAAGAACGTCCGGGTACTGTAAACTTCAGCATTGTAGGACGCAATGCTACGCTAGGTGAACGTAAAATGTATGTAGAGCATGATTTACAATATCGTGAGCGTGAAAGTATTGCATTACAATTTAACATGATGTACGGCGATACTATTATGGCTAAAATTGGTGGTGACACAGGCATTGACATTTACCCAGTAGGTTGGGACAAAGCACAAATAATCAATGACTTTAACTTAAAAGAAGATCGACTTTACTTCTTTGGTGATAAAACCATGCCCGGTGGCAATGACGAACCACTTGCTAAATTAGTAAAACACACATATCAAGTAAAAGGATGGCGTGACACTTGGGAGAGGCTAGGCTACTTTCAGGAGGTTAAGATAGCAGTATGATCATTGCAGGATATGGATTTGTAGGCAAAGCTCACGAATTATTATTTAAAAATTTCCGCAGAGAGATAGTTATACACGATCCCCTAAAAGGTAAAATTGCAGACTTTGACAATACCAGTGCTGTTATAATATGTGTTTCTACTCCGGAATCGGAGTCAGGTGCGTGTGATATCAGTGCAGTATGTGATGTAGTTTCTAAATGTAGAGAAACCACACCTATATTGATTAAAAGCACAATACACTTACAAGGATGGCAACACCTCAAAGAAACATTTCCTAATCACAGATTGTGTTTTAGTCCAGAGTTTTTACGTGCTGCACACTACATGAACGATATACACAACTTGGACAATGTTATACTAAGTGGAGATACCGAATACTGGCGAGATCAATACAGCTATAATTGGCCCAAACTTAAAATATACACTGTTACACCAGAAGAAGCCATTGCTATCAAATATTTCCGTAATGCATTTTTAGCAACTAAAGTTAGCTTTTTTAACGAAATATATGACTTTTGTACCACATACGGAATTAACTTTGATCAAGTACAAGCTGGTGTTACAGCCGATAAGCGTATAGGCGAGAGTCATAGTCATGTATGGCCAGATGACGGAGTGCGTGGGTGGGGCGGTATGTGCTTTCCTAAGGATACAAAAGCACTATTAAAAATGGCAGCAGAAAAAAATATTAATCTAAATACACTGAGTGCAGCCGTGTATTACAACACAAAATTAAAACTTGACAGAGACAAAAAAGTCTAATATAATCAAAGGAATAATCGGAGAAAACTATGAAAGACATTCTACAAGACATCGTAGGCCATACACATTCGTTAGGCTTTATTAGTACACTTAAAGTTACAGCAGAAACTGATACCATTGTCGAAAGCATGGCAGATGATCGCAGTGTTGTTATGACAGCAGTTACACACAATCCAGTTGGAGAATTTGTTGGTGTGTTTGGTATGCCAGACTTGGGCAAACTTGCTTATCACTTGAAGAATCCGGAGTATCGCGAAAATGCTACAATTAAGGTAGTACAAGCCGAACGCAATGGAGAAACTATTCCTACGCACATTCATTTCGAAAACAAGACAGGTGATTTCAAAAACGACTATCGTTTTATGAATCGTGCCATCATTGAAGAAAAGCTTAAAAGTGTAAAGTTTAAAGGCAGTAGCTGGAACGTTGAAATTGAACCCAACATGAGTGCAATTGCACGTATGAAGCTTATGGCCGGTGCTCACAGTGAAGAAACTGTTTTTAAAGTAAAAACTGAAAACGGTAATCTTAACTTTTATTTTGGTGACGAAGCAACTCACGCAGGTAGCTTTACATTTGAATATGGTATTACAGGCAGTCTAGCACATACTCATGCGTGGCCAGTATCACAAACTATTGCTATTTTGAGTCTTGACGGCGACAAAACACTAAGCATCACAGACCAAGGTGCTATGAAAATTAGTGTAGATTCGGGTATGGCCAAATACGATTATATCCTGCCAGCACAGCAGAAGTAATATGGAACAGTTTGATATTAAAGAGTTTGCACAGATGTTTGACGCAGCACTTGCGTCAGACAACCCTACTGTTAAAAAAGCACTGCGTAACTTTATGATGGTGGCTGCTATTGTTCACGCACAAGAACTAAACGAAGATCAAAGACTAGAAGGCCCATTTGAGTCGTTACTTAAAAAAGTACAAAATCTTGAAAGCATGGTGAGAGAACTACAAAACAATCGTGCATACAAAGACAACTACAGAGACTACTACAAAGACTATGTTGGTACGAATCCAACTTGGGTATATCAACCTACTACTAGTACTACTGGTACTACTAGTACTACTAAAGTTAGTGCTATAGAAGTAAGCGAATTATTGAAAGATTTAAAGTTTAAATGAAAACAAACCTAACTGAAACACAAAAAGATTATGCTGTATTTTTGCCAAGTATCAGCGGGTTTTATGCTACATTTGTAGGCAAACAACGCTATGGCGAATACGTTGATCCGGCTCGTGTTCCGGCAGGCATTGGTACTGTAGAAGCAATGAACTTTCTCAACGCTAAAGACGGAGCGTTCCATTACAAATGGGCACTCTATAGTGCGGGTCATGCAGAACTAGACGTTAACAAGTTTAGTGAAAAAGAAGATATGTTGCGGAATCGAGACAGAGATAATTCGTGGTTGTTAGGAGACTCAGGTGGGTTCCAGATTGCTAAAGGTCTTTGGGAAGGCGACTGGACTGATCCTAACTGTCCAAAGGCTGCTAAAAAACGTGAACTGGTTGTTAACTGGATGGAAGAATATATGGACTACGGAATGATGTTGGATATTCCAACTTGGACATTCCAAGATCCTAAAGCAGCAAAAGCAGCAAACATTCACAGTTATCAAGATGCTGTAGACGCAACACACATCAATGCACGTTACTATATGGCTAATCGTCGTGGCAACTTTAAAGTACTAAACGTATTGCAAGGTAGCAATCATGCTGATGCAGACAGTTGGTACGAAGAGTTTAAAGGTTATTGCGATCCTAAACAATATCCAGAAACACACTTTAACGGCTGGGCGATGGGTGGTCAGAACATGTGTGACGTACACTTGATTCTGCGTAGACTTGTGCATATGATTCATGACGGTTTGTTAGAACAAGGCTTGCATGATGTGATGCACTTTCTTGGTACTAGTAAACTCGAATGGGCTGTGTTACTCACAGACATTCAACGTGCTGTTCGTAAGTATCATAATCCAAACTTTATGATCACATATGACTGTGCAAGTCCGTTCCTTGCTACTGCTAATGGTCAAGTTTATCATAGTATAAGAATTGAAGATCGCGGTAAGTGGAGTTATATGATGGCTCCTAGTGCCGACGATAAGAAATATTCTACAGATACTCGCAGTTTTAGAGATGCTGTAGTTCAGGATGGTATACTAGAAGCATTTGAAGATTCTCCTATTAGTATGCATTGTAATATCAACGACATTTGTATTTACAAGCCAGGCGATTTAAATAAAATTGGCAAGGAAGGAAAGACTAGCTGGGACAGTTTTAGCTATGCATTACAAATGGGTCATAACGTCTGGATGCATATAGAAAGCACACAACGAGCCAACGAACGTTACGACACTGGTGAATTTCCATACATGTTGATTGAAGAAAAGTTTAATAGAACATTGTTTAAAGAAGTAGTCGATAAAATCTTTAGTCAAAAAGATAAAACTAAAAGTTTAAAAATGATCGACGATTATAGTAGATTTTGGATGCAAGTTATCGGTACTAGATTAAACGTTGGAAAGAAAGCAGTTAATGCTAGTACAAAGTACAGCGAGTTGTTTGAGGAGAATTAAAATGTCCGACAGTCTATGGGCTCATTTAGAAGAATTAAAAAGAAAGCATAGAATACTAGATAATCAAATAATTGATTTAGAAAAAAATTCATACATAACAGATGAATTACGCAAACTTAAAACTCAAAAACTATGGTTAAAGGATGAAATATATCGCATAACCAAACAGTTGCATGAAGATGGCGTCAATGGATTTTGAAGAAAAAACTCTAAAATTAGAAGCATTAGAACTTGCATTACAAGATTTAGATCGTATAATAACAACTATGAAGTCGAATAACTATCCAGCCGAGCAAATAAACGAGTATGTTAAAAAACGATGGAATATTTGGAACGAAATATACAAGGTAAGAAAAACATGAAACGAGAATACGATTCTGGAACAGACGATCAAGTAAACTTTTTTGTTGGTATTGAAGTAGAACATACTCCAGCTTACGGCAAAAGAACATTGTTTGTGGTAGGTGTAAAAGATCCTGCTTATATCATGGATCTTGCAACCAGCAAGGGGTGTTCGCACATTTACCTCGGTGCTAACATGAGTTTTAATGTTACAGACAACACTGCTAGTCAGTGGGAGCCTTGGGAAAACATGGCGTTTCCGCTTTTGCAAAAGGGCTATTGGGTTACGTTGGACGTTGACGTCAGTCAAGTTGAAGGGTTGCTGGAAACTGGACTCACTGAGCATAATCGTTTTATTCCTATGATCTCAGCTAAACTTCCGTACATTGATCAACTCGGTTATAATGCCTGTTTGAAAATTGACGACAAAGACTTTGATGCAAGCAATCCTGGTGTATGGGTACATAGAGTTCACGATTTAAAAACCAAAGAAGTTTTTACAGACTGGTCTAAATACACTACAGACGAAATTATTGCTTGACAATATGCAGCAAGAACCGTATTATGATTATATGTTAAGACGAACAAAAGAGGAGAAACTGTTGTCTAACGCTAAACGCAGTATCTGGGTCACTTTCCAAAAAGAAGGTATCCATAAATATCCAGCAGCACTAGAAGATCCTAAACTTGCTACTGGTGACGAGTATGATGTGAGTTTCCTTGGTTATCCACATCGACACATGTTCCATTTCAAAGTACAAATTGAAGTTTTCCACGATGACAGAGAAATTGAGTTTATCCAGTTTAGCCGCTGGTTGCAATCTTTGTACAACAGTGATGTACTACAACTTGATTACAAGAGCTGCGAAATGATTGCAGATGACTTGTATACACAGATTAACAACAAATATCCCAGCCGGTTTGTTGTTATTGACGTCAGCGAAGACGGTGAAAACGGCTGTCAAATTGTTTACCCTAAAGCATAAGGAAATATTGCAATGACTATTACTAATCCCGTAGTTAATAAAGTGTTCAACGATCTAGAAGCATTCCGTGAATATTGCACTACGGAAACAGATCGTAATGGTAATCCTCTTCCATATAACGAGGCTGATCTTTACAATGAAAAGTCTTGGATGTGGAAGAACTACAAAAAATGGCAAAACTGGAAAGCTGCCAAATCTCGCACTAAAGGAAAAAAGCGTAATGCGTAAACTGTTTTACATGGGGCTTGAGCCCTATGAAGGCAGGTACACACTACAGTTGACAGAATGGTCTCGGCGTGCTTTTGCACGTCGAGATATCAACTGGGTAGATGTACCTGGTACAACAATTGACAATACCAAGTCTATCCAAGTAGGTCAAGTATTAGACGCACATGGACGCAGTTACTTTGCTATGTCGCAGATGATGAATCTAGTACAAATGATGCGTAATGGTGAAGTAACTGGTGAAGATGTAGTCTTCTTTGAAGACATGTTTCAACCTGGCATGGAATCACTTCCGTACATCATGGATCAGATTCCTGCTGAACAACGACCAAAGGTTTGGGTACGTTGTCTAGCACAAGCAGTTGACCCCGACGACTTTGTACACGTTTGGGGCATGAGCCGTTGGATGAGTTTGTATGAAGAAATGACCAACGAATTTGTTACTGGTGTTCTTGCTAGTAACGAAGAAATGGTTGCTCATATGAAAATTGCTAACTGGCGTGCACCGCTTTACAATGTAAGTGGACTTGCTTTTGATAAAGGCGAAGTTCGTGAACGTGTTGACAATATCAAACCGTTTGACGACCGTACTAAACGTGTGGTGTTCGCTGCCCGTTGGGATCAAGAGAAGCAACCAGACTTTTACATGGACTTAGCTGAACAATATTCAGATAAGACAGTTGAGTTTGCTATTGTTCAAGGTGGTCCACTGCGTTCAAATAATCCTAAATACATTGAACGTGCAAGAGCGTTAGAAGCAGCAGGCAAACTTAAGATTTACGAAAATCTTAAAAAGAATGAATATTACGACATTCTAAACGATAGCAGAGTATTGTTTAACTGTGCATTGCAGGATTGGACCAGTAACACTGTTAGTGAAGCAGATGCACTAGGTTGCAATGTATTGTTTCCAGCATATCGTAGTTTTCCAGAAATCTTTGCAAATGATCACACAAGGATGTATGTTCCGTGGAGCAAGGAAGATGCTACAAACAAGTTAAAAGCGTTGTTAGAAAACCCTCATCCATACATCGGAAAGATCAGTGATTGGACCGATGCTACTATCGATCGTTACATTGATATTATGGCAGGCAATGGCGAGCAGTGGCGTAGAGACAGCAATCGTTATAGAGATCATGTAGCGGAGAAGAAGTACTAAAATGAAATATTATTTTCCATTAGCCAAGTATAACACACCTACACAACTCACCCTCGATATGGAATCTCATGGAATTGTACGATATATATATTGTATAATGTTTAATAATGAAATTCTTAAGTACGGTCAAGGTAAAAGAGATAGAGTAGGCAGACAAATTGAAGGGTTTCAAGGCTGGAATTACTTCTATGAGGGCTGGTCTGCTAAAGAATTTAGATTTAGGTTACAGGAAGCAGATATGTATGAATTAATCCATCGTAACAGTATTGTTATTGTTGTCGATGATTACACTAACGAAACAAATGCTATTGTTAACAAATACGGCCTTGAAGGTCACATGTATGCTGATGGGTTCATAAACAACAGAGAAAGAGAATCTATTCTTTCTGCACCAAAAAAACCCAAACTCAACAAAGTAATTCCTCCACGCTCATTAGAAGCACCGTTGTTAAAAGCAAGTTTGTGGGAATTTAGTTAATAAGAAAGATCTATAATGAAAGTATTGGTCACAGGAGCAACTGGCTACATCGGAAGTCATGTTTGTAAACTATTAAAAGAACACGGGCACATTGTTATTGGCTGGGATAAAAACATCCACGGCGAATACAACGATGTTAGCAGCTATTGTGACCAGTTTGTACTACAAGACGTAATGGATAAACATATATTTGGACATTATGATGCTGTGGTGCATTTGGCTGGTCGCAGTGTTGTTCCTGACAGTTTGCGTGAGCCCACAGAATACTATCGAGTAAATGTCATGGGTACTGCAAACTTGCTTAAAAGAGTATCTACTCCTCATGTATTGTTTGCCAGTACCAGTAGTGCTTGGGAAATGGCAAGCCCGTATGCTAGAAGTAAAGTAGCAGCAGAAGACGTAATAAAGGAACATGCCGATGGATATACTATCTTTAGGTTTTTTAATGTATCTGGTACTGACGGCGTTAATCGTCAATTGGGTGCTGCCAGTCATCTTATTCGGGTTGCTGCTATGGTGGCTGCTGGAAAAACACCCG